ACACAGGAGGTTTAAAATGACACAATTACAACATTGGGCAATGGACCCATTCGACATCATGTGGAAGAATTTCTTTGACACCACTTCCACTTTCAACAGCATCAAGACAAAGATTAATTATCCCGTAGACATTTACGAAACTGAAACAGGCCTAAGGTTTGAACTGGCCGTTGTAGGTTTAGAAAAGAAGGATGTGAAGATCCTTGTAGACGGTAACACTTTAAGAGTAATTCACGACGCAAAATTCTCTGAAGGAAAAGAGTATATTCAAAAGGGCATAGCAAGACGTTCTTTCGATCTGGCTTGGAGAGTAGCAGATAAGTACAACCTTTCCAAGTTGGAAGCATCGATGGACAAAGGGCTACTCATACTTGACGTTCCAACGGACTCAGTTAAAGTACCAAAGGAGATATCAATAAAATAAAGCTAAGCCTACCAAGTAAAGTTATGTTATCTATTTGTAAAAATTACATTTCAGTAAACGGGTCCCTCTACCAGATTAAGAGAGCTTGGCCAGAAGAACGCATAAAAAACGTTGATATGGTTAAAGACTGGTTAAAAGCTGACATCGTCTTTAGAAAGGACAATATCATGTATTTTTGCCTATTGATAGAGGAGGCCGAAATAATAAACGATTAAATAAAAACAGACACATGAGTAAATTAAAACCGATTAACGGAATCGCAGTCCTAAAATGGATAGAAGAGGACGAAATGACTTACGGTAACATCGTCATCCCCGATATGGGTAAAGAAAAACCAGAGGTTGGAGAAGTAGTAGCTTTTAGCGATACTTACAACTGGCACCACGGGCAGTACGTTCCATCTAACTTAGTTAAGGGTCAAAAAGTATTGATTCCTAAAATGGGATCGATGAAAGTAACTGTAGATGGTGAAGATTACATTTTAATCAAAGAAACAGAAATATTAGCAATCTTAGAAAACTAAAAAATATGAGCACAACAAAAAGCGTATTCGGACAGGAGTTAAAAGAAAAGTTATTGACAGGCGTAGAGAAGCTGAACGCGTCAGTATCGTCAACGTTGGGACCTGGTGGTAGAACCGTACTTATTCGTGAACCAAACGGAGAGGTAAAAGTTACAAAGGACGGCGTTACAGTTGCAAAGAGCTTCAACAAATTAGAAGACGATATTGAAGACATAGGAGCACAATTAGTAAAGCAGGTATCGATTAAGTCTGCGAACGAAGCTGGCGACGGTACCACCACATCTACTTTAGTAGCAACAGAAATGATTAAAGCAGGATTGAAGGAAATTCGTCAGGGCGTTAACGCAGTAGCTGTAAAGAAGGAGATCGATAACATAGTTGAAGAAATCGTAAAAGAGATCAAGAGTCTTGCAGTAGACATAAGTTCTGAAGAGCAGATCAAACACGTAGCTTCAATATCTGGTAATAACGATACAGAAGTTGGAAATCTCATCGCTGCAGCCATAGACAAAGTTGGTAGAGAGGGCGTGGTTACAATCGAAGAATCAAAATCAGGAGAAACAGAGCTCGAGGTCGTTGAAGGTATGCAGTTCGAAAGAGGCTACAAGAGTCCTTACTTCGTGACTAACAACACAACAATGCAAGCAGTATTGGAGAATCCGTACATTCTGTTGTACGATGGACGTATCTCTACAGCGCAGGAACTGCTGCAAGTTATGACGAAAGCTAATTCAGAGAACAAACCGTTGCTAGTGATAGCTGAGGACTTTGGAGACGAGGCGTTGGCTACAATGATCGTTAACAAGATGCGTGGAATCGTACAAGTGTGTGCAGTTAAAGCGCCAGACTTTGGAGACAGAAAGACTCTCATTCTAGAAGACATCGCAGTGTTAACAGGCGGACAGTTGTTATCTAAAGACAAGGGACACAAGCTTGATAAAATCTCTGCAGCTAACCTAAGTCAGTACCTTGGAACATCAAGACTTGTAACAGTATCTAAGGACGAAACAACAATCGTCGACGGTAAAGGAGAAACAGAGAAAATTGAAGCGAGAGCAACAGAGATCAAAGAACAGATCGAGAAAGCAACATCGTTCTTCGAAAGGGAAAAGCTACAAGAACGCTTAGGCAAAATGATAGGTGGAGTAGCAATCATAAATGTTGGAGGAAACTCTGAGGTTGAGATCAAAGAGAAGAAAGACCGCGTAGAAGATGCACTGTTTGCGACTAAAGCTGCATTGGCAGATGGTATTGTGCCTGGCGGTGGAGCAACGCTATATAGAGTGGCTCTTAACCACAGAGCAGAAAATAACGATAGTGTATCTATAGCTAGGGACATTGTACGTAACGCTTTACAAGCCCCTTTCAAAAAGATCTTATCTAACGCTGGCATTGAGAACTGGTTCGAAAACATACCAGGCGAAGGTCAAGTGTACGACGCTAAGAATCACAGATTGGTAGACGCTTTCGAATCAGGCATTATTGACCCAGCAAAGGTTGTGATAACTGCACTAAAGAACGCAGCTTCTGTTGCTGGTACAATACTAACTACAGAGTCAATCGTGTTCCAGAAAAAAGACAAGGACGAAGGCTCTCAAGATCCTATGGCGGGAATGATGGGAATGTAATAGTTATTCTTAGGTTGCGCATATTTATTATAGATAGAGATTACTGCAACTAGTCTTCTATAATGAACTTACTGGCTCATAGAGCATTGGATGTTGCAGATCCTTTGCTTCTTTTGAGCCTTTTTTATGCAAAATGGTAGGAATATATAAAATAACAAGTCCATCAAACAAAATATATATTGGTCAAAGTTGGGATATAGATAATCGAAAAAGAATGTACGTATCAGCTACTAAAGTGAAATCACAGACTCATATATACAACTCAATAAAAAATTATGGTTGGGAAAATCATAAGTTTGAGATAGTTAATGAATTACCAAACGATATAACTCAAGAAACGCTGGATAATTATGAAATACTTTATTGGCAGTTATATAAAGATTGTGGATTCGAAATGCTAAATATAAAAGAACCTGGTAGAGGCGGAAAGCATTCTCAACGGACAAAGGATAGGTTAAGAGAACTTAGTAGGGGTAATACAAGTCATTTAGGCCATAAACACTCAAAAGAATCTATCGATAGAATGAAAGAAAAACTATCAATTATACTTTCTGGAGAAAATCATCCTATGTATGGAAAAAAACACACAGAAGATGCAATAAAGAAGATGAGCAAACCTAGAAAAAATACTGAAAATATGAGAGGAAAGAATCTAGGGAGGATTCCATGGAACAAAGGTTTAACTAAAGATACAGACGAGAGAATAAAAAACTGTTCTGAAAAATTATCAATTGTAAATAAAAAAAAGTAATATGTTTTTAAACAAAGCAACAGATCAAACAAATTTAGATCTGTCTAATGGAAAAGATTTGAGTTATTATCTAAATCTTACAAAGGACTATAAACACAATTTTAATTTTGTTATTAAAGATATAGACAGTTTTAAAGTAGTAGATGATGGAGAGTTTCAGTATGGAACCAAGGCAAAGATGGCTGATTTTTATGTATCTCAACTGAAAAAAGATGCAATAGTTTATTGTGCACCAAGAACGGGTTATGCTCCGTATTCTCTATGCTATTTGGCCAAGAAGTATAATAAGAAACTGTACTTAGTAATGCCAGCTTCAGAGAAGGCATCAGAACACCAGCTCACAGCGATCGAGGAGGGAGGCATTCCACTGTTCGTAAGGATACCAGCCATGCCGACCGCAAACATATGGGCAAAGAAGTTCGCAGAGAAAATTGGAGCTGAGTTTGCTCCATTTGGATTAAAAAGCGAAATGGTTGTGGCAGGTGGAGTTAGGGTATTTTACGACAACTTCAAAGATATGGATATAAAAACTATGTGGAGTGTGTTTTCTACAGGAGTTTTATCTCGCACCCTACAAATAGCTCTACCAAAAACAGAATTCAATGCTGTCGCAGTGGCCAGAAACATTCAAGACGGAGAACTTGGTAGAGCAAACTTCTACAGCTACGATAAGGCATTCACGAAGGACGCTAGATTTAAACCACCATTTGATTGCGTTCTCACCTACGACGCTAAGGGATGGGAAATGTTAAAAAGCCACGGGAAACAAGGCGACTACTTTTGGAATGTTGCACCAGCAATGAGGAAGCCAAACCTAAAACCAAGTGATGTAGATTCGAATCGAGTATGGGGAGACTTCGGTGACTTTAAAAAGTACTGCGATTATTGATTTGTCAGATTAAAATAAAAGTTGTAAATTACAGTTATGAAACAGAAAAAAA